GATTAGGAATAGCTGGTCTAGCAGGTTTAGGCGGTCTTGCTATGGGAGCAATGAAGGGTGTTGGAGGTCTTGCATTACTTGGAGTAGCAATACCTACATTCTTTGGTGGTTTACTGGCTGGATCTGAAACATTAGGTTGGATGCAAGAAACTAAAGGAATGGACTTTGATGGGTTGAAGACTGCGGCATTAGGATTTAGTGAAGTTATTAAAGTTATGGATCCTAAAGCGTTTGTTGCATTGGGTGCTATCACTGCAATAGGAGCAATCGGAGGCACTAAAGGTGCTATCGGGTTAGGCACAATGGGCTTTGCTATTAGTGCTTTTCTTGGTGGCCTATTAGCAGGTGATCTTCTATTTGCAGGAGTCACAGCATTAGGTGGATCATTAGACTTTGGAGCCATAGGTAAAGCAGTTACAGGTGTCGGGACTATATTTGATGGTCTAGATACGAAAGGACTAGTAGTATTAGGTACACTCTTAGGAGGTGCAACATTAGCGTCTGCGTTTGGCGGAGGTAAATCAGCGGCTAAAGGACTCGCATTTATGGGTCTTGCTATTAGCGGATTCTTAGGTGGGCTATTAGCAGGTGATCTTCTATTTGCAGGTGCAAGTGCCCTTGGAGTAAGTTTAGACTTTAATAACGTAAAGACTATGCTCACTGGTTTCTCTTCAGCTATAGGAGCATTGACTCTTCCTGCTGTAGCCGCACTAGGAGCCCTGATGGCAGGTGGTGCGATTGTTGGATATTCTCCACTTAAAGCAAAATCACTAGCTAAAGGTCTATTTGCGATTAGTGCAGGAATGGTAGCATTAATGGCAGGGTTTGCCGCTACTGATCTTGTTGGAGCAGGTGCTTTAGCGTTAGGCGCAAATGCTGATTTCGGTAATGTTCAGAAGTTGATGACTGGATTCTCTGCGGCTGTTGGATCACTAGACACTAAATCTGTTGCTACACTAGGCACACTTTTAGCCGCAGGTGGTGCATTAGGCGCAATAACAACTAATAAAATGAAAGCTAAGTTCGTTTTAGGAGCTGGAGCTTTAGCCGCATCGATTGTAGCATTCATGGGTGCATTTGCTGTAGGAGATGCAGGTGTTGCCGCATTAGGAGCAGATGGTTCATCAATTGCTACACTAGTTAGCAATTTTGGAATAGCGATTGACTCTCTCAGCGACTCATCAATTAAAACTCTAGGCACACTAATCGGTGTAGGTGGAGTTTTAGGAGCAGTAACAGCCGCAACGGGTGGAGCAGGCGCCGCAGTGTTTGCAGGCATACCAGCTTTAGGTGCATCTATAGCGGGATTCTTTTTAGCGTTTGAAGGAATGGCCGCTCTCGGTGGTCTATTAGGAGCAGACGGATCAAATACAAAAACTCTGTTAGCAAATTTCGGTGACGGAATTGGGGCACTTACTGGCTTAGATATGACCAACGCTGAAAATGTTGGATCAGGCTTAGTATCTCTAGCCGCAGGCATGACAGCATTCTTTGCCGCTAACGCAATCGGAGGAGTAGTTGATTTCTTTGGAGGAGTCAAAGCGGCGTTCAAAAATTCTTGGAACTGGTTATGGGGAACTGAATCTAAAACAAAAAGTCCATTTCAAGGAATGCTTGATGCTCTAGAACCACTTAAGAGTTTAGACGATGCCATTATAACTAAGATGGATAGATTTGGCATTGCAATTGATAATTTTGTCAGTAGTTTTGAAGGATTAAAGAACGTTGATGCTTCTGCTGGATCAGCATCGCTAGGAAAACTTATCGCAGACATTGGAGCTGTCCTAGCAATGATGGACAGTCTCATGAAAGGCGGTACATACGACACTGGTACTGGTCCAGCGTTTAGATTATTCGGTAATAAAAGAGGACTCATAGACTTTGGTCCTGGTTTAGATAGTTTAGACGAACCTACTTTGTCTAGATTGACAAATGGAGTTGATGGTTTGCGTAACGCACTTGGTAGAAGTCAAGTAACAGATCAACAAGCTACGTCAGATAGGGTTAACTCAGATCGTGCTTCTAGTGCTAACATAGCAGTCAACAGTGCTCCTGTTGTTATCAATAAAGGCGGTAGTACAAGACATACTCAAGTATTCGCCAATTCAAAGGTATCGGCTCAGATGTCTTGGGCTGGTGGCTTCTAATTAAGAACTCAATACCCAAATAAAAAAGGCGACTCACATCTCTGCAAGCCGCCTTAGTCGCTTCAGACTTTAACTAATAAATTAGCTATTATCCTCTGCTAGGCTCTTGAAGAAATCAAGTGACTCATCGTCACCAGTATCACTCGCAAGAGTTGGGGATGGAGCCGCTACAGGTTCTGGAGCTGAACGCTCTTTGAAACTCGGAGTGAACCCCATACCCGTATTGTCGTCCTCAGCAGTGACCTTGGGTGCGTGTGTACTGCCATCAAGACCTAGAACCTTATACAGTTTTGCTTTCAGTTCATCATAAGACTTGAAGTTTTTAGGATCAACAATATCTGAAAGGGAATGTTGCTTGCTCCAAGTATCTTCAAGCACCTCATCTGATAACTCAGCACCGTCTGCACCAGACAGAACGCTTACGCTATCAAACTCAGACTTATCGTAGTTACGATAACCTTCTACTTGACGAATTTTTAGTTTGAAGTCAGCACCTTCCCAAAAGTCAAATGGGTTGATTGGATCTTCATCTTGAAACTGAGGATTCATAGCATCGTTCAGTTTGTCGAAGATTTTCTTACCAAACTTATAAAGATATACTTGACCTTCACGTGAAGGGTTAGCGGCATCTTTCACAACATAGATGTTTGCAATGTAGTTCAGCCTACGCTTCTGCTTACGTGCAATCTCTTTGTCTTCATCGTGACCAGAATTCCACAGCTTTGAGTTATACTCAGATACTGGATCATCTTGGCTAAGAGTGGTGAGAGAGTTTTCGATATACCAGCCACCTGGTCCTTGGAATCCGTGATCCCACATTCTTACGAATGGCATATCTTCACCTTGCGGTGCGGGTAAAAAACGAATAACGGCATAGCCATTACCTGCTTTATCTACTTCAGGTTTCCAGAAGCGATCATCGCCTTTGTTACCTGTTGAGTTCATCTTCTGGAGTTGAGAATTCAACTTGTCGAATGATGATGTACGTGCCTTCTTAAGGGCTGAGAATGATGTTGTCATGTTTGCTTACTCCTGTGTATAGCGGTTTATATTACGATTTTATCGTTTTGTTTGTCTAGTATACTAGACTGCGTTGTATTTGTCAACACATATTTTACGCATTTTCGCTTTATCATAATTTAAAAACGGTCCATATTTGTTAACAATCTTATTTATACTCGGGTAAACTATCGTATCATTGATAGATTTATCCCAGTACTTGAAGCATCCTGTCAAGTCACTTAATATGACTAGAGTTTCGATGCTGATGCGCTTCATGTTAAAGAGTGACAATACACGAGGATACTGTCCATCTTCAACAACGAAGTTAGCATTAAAGTCTTCGTTCAATTCGTCTAGTTCATTACTAAACACATATCCCAAAGACTGTTGACGTTTCGACCATTCCGTGAAAGTTTCATTTGCGGTCTGACTGTCAACTAGATCACCAACCCAAACGTCTGGATTGTTGACCATGTTAGCTAGTAAAAAGTCTTTATAGTCCTTTCGCTTTGCTAACTTAAAGAAGAAAAACTTATCCTTACGATTTTCAAATGCATCGATTCTGGCGTTAACCTTACCGTTGTATTTGAAGTAATCATAGTTCGAACTAAAGTGCCGCTTTAAAGCAAGATAGCATATATAAACGTCAAATGCGTCTTGTGTGCTATACAAGCTTTTTGTCATACCGGCAACCTAGTCAGCTTCTCTACCATATTTAGTTCTTCGGCTTCTTTATATATCTTTGCCTTCAGAACAGGTGATCGCCTAATAATTTCACCGACCACTTCTACTTCTAGTCCATACTTCTCTGCGTAATATATCACTGCATCGATGTACGGCACTCCTTTAGAAATATTCTCTGCAATCTCTTTCATGATTGTTTCAGAGTTTAGTTCTTTTATAAGCCCAATGTTTTTGTTATCTGCGATTTTTTATGCTCCCTGCCCATCAAATAGGCTACTTGAAATATGTAAGCTTCACGCTTACTATCATTAATATAAGATTCTCCACCAAGAGAAACGTTTCCAGTATCACTATCAATTACGACATTATACAAATCATCTTCAACATAAGAAATTTTAGCCATTGAGTACCTTAATACCTAAAGCCCAGTTCTCAGCCGCATCTTCAGCATATTGCCTGGACTTGCCTTCAAACGTTTCCCTACGAAAGAACTCAGTATCTCCAATACCCATGTAATATCGGATACAGTATATACCTTCTTCGAGGTGAACCTCTGCTCTAGCACCATCGGTGCCTTCTTTAAAATATGTCTTAATGTGATTCATCGTTAGTGATCCTTTGCTCTTTGTATGCGTCTATTATAACATGCAATAGACGGTCTGTCAAGCATTATTTGACAGATTCTAAAAGGGCTTCGATCTCTTCTATCTCAGATACGATTTCACTCATGTTCTGTTTGTGATAGATACGAGCCATCTTGCCTAAATATTTTTTGGGAATACCAACTTCATCTTCGAGTGAGATGATAGCTTCTTTTACGAACTCACGTTCAGCTTCTTGTCGAAGATAGGAGTTACTAATTTCTTCCATACAGTCTTTGATCCGCTTGCGATCAGCTTCACTTGATGGGATTATAATTGATGTCATACTATACCTCATATTGATTAAATGAGTGATCATAATAACAGATGTTGATGTCTCTGTCAATACATTTTGTTAAAAGAGGCGAAAATAATCGCCTCTCTTTATTTCGTAATCCTTGTGGGATTATTAGAAGCTAAATGTTGCACCGATGTGAATCTCTTCACGTGCTGTTGCTTCTAGGTTGTACTTTGTCTTTGCATAGTACTCTACAGAATCCATTGCACCCATAGTGTAGTTCACTTCGAACGCAATTGTAGGCATAGTTTCGATAGTAGTATCTGCTACTAATTCGTTATCCCATAGCGCCAACTCTGTGCTTGTTACAAAGTTCAAGCCGTCAGCTGGTGTGAATGTCAACGCTGGTTCGATATCAACTGTCATGCGTTCTGCGTCTACAGCATAGTTGGCGTCTAAATCTCCGCCGAATGTCCACATAGAGTCTGCGTGTGCAGTAGTTGCTGTCAATGCCGCAACAGTTGCGATTACTAGTTTCATTAGATTTCCTTTCTTATAATTGAAACTTGGTCCGGCATTTTCTGTTCCAAGGCAAGCCGGTCAGCCCGTCAAATTTACGCCGCTAGTGCGTAGTCTGAAGATACAAAGTTATCGTTTGCATTTAGTTTGGTTTCTTGCGTTAACGGAGCTTGCGCCCGGATTCTCCACTTCTCTGCCCTGTCAGTCGATTCCTACTTCAGCCCCATCAAAAATACATTGTCTTGGACCCTTGCGAGGTCTGCGTCTCTGCAAAGACACCTTATTGCAGTAAGGCGCAATGTACTTTTGGTGGAGCTGTCGGGAGTCGCACCCGAGTCCTGTCCAGTATTAATCCGCTTCAACGAATCATTAGTATTTATACACTATACGCTATTTTTGAATGGATGTCAAGAACTAAATTAAAAAATAGTAACCTAAAAACAACAATAATAGCCATATTAGTCCTTTGATAAGAAAGAAGGCAAAAACGCCCCATGCAAGAACTTTAGGAGTAATTAATGCCTTCAATCTTTTCATATTATAATCCGTTTGGTATTAGTATGTAATGTATAGTCAGAACTATGGCAACTGAAGCACCTAGTCCAATCATCATCTTCTGAAAGTCTCTTGCTACTAACGGGAATACAGATTTCATTTTCATCTTACCTGTAAACGTTGCGATAGCGAGTTCACGACCAGCAAGCATACCTACGAAGACCCACGTAGTTGACATAGGAATGTCGTTGAGTTCTTTGAAGAAGTATAGGCATAACCAATAGAACAGGTCGATTAAAGTCGCACTACGGACATATCTTGTGTTGTGCTTCTCTAGTACAATCTGTTGTATCTTGCCACCACGCTCTCTGAACATGAAGAAAAGACCCACAACAAACACACATGATATTAGCATCATTAGATCAATTGGTACGACACGTGGTAGGAACACAGCAATATTAGCCATGTCATGTGACAGCCAAGTCCACCAGAGTCCACCTGTTGCGAACCACTGCGCTATTCGCCAATAGTTTTTGTTCTTCTCTTGCACTGGTTCTGCTTCATCAAGTGTACGTGATACAACGTACCATACACCGTATGCGAACAGAGCGGCAATACCATAACCCATGATGCTCTTCATCAACATCTTTTCTAGCACAAAAGTACTCGCAAAAGCACTCAACACTAAAAAGGATGTTGATACTGGTACACCAAGTCTGGTAAGTAGTACGAGTATTCCTGGTGCGGCGGCATGATACCACTGAACTTCTTGCCAGGGAATCTTATTCAATCGACCATAACTGATGTCTCCACCGTTTACAGTCCAACCATACCATAGTGTTGCTAGTAATACAGCACTTGCGGCTGCCCACATAGTTTTGTAGTTGAATCGCTCATTGTTTGATGCCATCCAAGTGCCGAGCGTCTGCACTGAATCATTTGCAATCACCGCATAAGCGGCAAAAAGGAACCCAATAAGGCTCCAGATAGTTAGTAGTTCCATTCACTTTCTCCTTGCTTGCAGTATTTACCACTGCGCTCACAAAGCACAAGCGGAATTGCTTGCACATAATCTATTTATTTAATTTCTGGAAATAACGATTCTGATATGAATGCATCGACATCATCCGGATCAAGACCCAAACTTTTCATCACATTTGGGGTATGTGGATTCATCTTCTGATGTTCTGCATAATAGTTTTGGGATGCTTTGCCTAAGTCACTATCAGAGTATCCGTTATATTTGCCAATGTTCTTTTTGTAGTAACATAGACCTTCTCTGGCAACCTTACATATCTGATTGATCTCTGCTGGTT